CAATGTATTTTAAACATCGCAGCCATAAATAAACAGTTTATGTAATTTATTTATTCAATATGTATCTATTGAAGAAATTATCGAAAGCGTATTTTGGTATTGTATATACCTTTTTGAAAATAAATCTTTCAAATCTAGCTAAATCAAACTGAGCAGTTAAAGATGAACTATCAAACTTTATATTTTGTAAACTTGTAAATAAAGCCGCTCTATAGTTTGAAGGGTTAATTTCATCACACGCTAATTTATTTTCTTCAACAAGTCTAAGACTTT